GTTTAGTGATATATATGTCACTTTCCGTGAGGATCCTAAAGGTCATGCCATTCTTCTTGCAGTAGCTCATTGCAGCTGCCCATTTAGCAGTGTTGAGAATCAAGCTCACCTTGTCACGCTTGCTCTTTGCATTTTCAACTATGGCTTCTTTGGCAGGTTTTACTTCTACTATCTCTGCCCTGCGCTTGCCGTTCTTGTCTTGATAGAGAACCATGAAGTCCGGTACGTATTGGCTTGGTTTACCCGTGAGGGGATTGATGTAGGGTATGCGTATGCTTTCACTGGCCCATTGCAGAACGCTGGGATGAGTATCAAGGAAGTTCATCACGGTCAATTCCCAGCTGCTGCGGAATACTACTTCCTGCTTGCCTATGAGTTTGGCTGGATTTTTAGGAACAAAACGCCCCTGGCTGTACTTGGTCATGTTGATTTACTTATGTTTCTCGTAGAATGTAATCTAATTCAGGAACAACATCTTTCAGCTGTGTATTTCGCCGCATGTCAAGAACATCATTTAGGGCTACGAACTTCTTGCACCAGTCATCGGTGTTTATAACCGCTGGCAATTTCAGATGATTTGTAATGTGCTGCAGTTTGTCGCGAGCAGCATGAGAATTGTATGTTGATATCAATCTTTCTTTGTATTCTGTGGGAAGATTCCTAGCATCTAGCGCCTCTGGTACGCGCAAAAATATTGGATTGATCCATATGCCAAACTCGTCGGCTAAATCCAAGATATCCGTGTAGGCGTGCGCATTGTAGACGCTGATGACACTCACTAGGTTAAATTTGATGTGATCAAACTTTTTTGCTAAATCAGACATCAATCTTAGATTTTGATAGATTGTGTTCCACTGACTATCTGAACGAATGTAATCATTGAGATCACCAACACCGTCAACGCTGCACCCGATGTTCACTTTCTTCATAGCACTCATCAATTCTATCAACTCGTCGCATACAGCAACAGTCATGTTTGAATTGATGAACAATACAAGTTTATCCAAAGCACCATGTTTCTTGATTTGATTCAATGCTTCCAATATCTCTTCCTGATGCAACAATGGTTCACCGCCCATGAACTGCAAACGTGTGATTGTTTTTGCTTGCGAAGGGCTGAGTTCCCATTTTGAACTGAGCAATCCAACCGATTCCTCTCCAAGTGCTACAGCATCTGGAATCCATTTCGTTGACCGTTCCTGGTTACACGATCTGCATTTGATGTTGCACACATTGCTTAGATTCACTTCTTCGCTACGCAACTGTGACGGCAAATTGAAATCTACGTCTAATAGTTTGGCAATCTCAAATCCATATGTTCTATGGCTTCTGCCCTTAGTAGTTTCGTTGCGGATGCATTTTTGGCATCTCTCATGCGGTTGGTTATCTATAAAAGACTGCCTAAGAGAGGACATGAAGTTGCCGTGAAAGAAATCCTCACGACTGTAGCGTTTTACAGCACCTCCCCATACACAACATGGGTTGACACCGCCATCGGTTAATATATTCTGATGAAACCAAGGCCAAGCACAAAAAGGAGTCTCATGCATCTTCTGCATCCAGTGCAGCAGCTAGGCTTGGAATACAATCTTGCAACCTAGTACCTCTGCGATGATCAAGGAACTCGTTGTATTTGTGGAACTGATCACGCCAATCTGATGTTTTCACGGTAGGATCAGATGAAAGATGGGATATTATAGGTTCCAGTTTTCTTTTATATCGAGAACTGGATTTATACATGTCTAGCAGCTGTTTCTTGTATTGATGGGGTAGATTTCTAGCATTGAGATGTTCAGGGATACGAAGCAATATGGGATTGACCCACGTATCAAATTCTCTGGCTAAATCCAATATTTCTATGTATGAATGAGCATTGTAAACACTGTAGAGGCATGCTATGTTGAAAAGAATATGAGCATGCGATCGGCTTAATTCTCTGATTTGAGTTAGATTAGAAACTACATCTTCCCAATTTGTATCAGATCTTATGTATTCATTTTGCACACCTATGCCATCAATGCTGCAGCCAATACCTACTTTTTTCATGCCCATCATCAGTGTCATTAACTCATCTGACAGAGATACTGTGATGTTAGAATTGATGAAAAGTGTGAGATTATGTAGATTGTCCTGCTCCTTTACGGTTCGCAATATGTCTACTATTTGATCTTGGTGCAACAATGGTTCTCCGCCCAAGAACTGCAAACGTTTGATCTCCTTGGCCCTATCTGAACTAAGTTCCCAACCAGATTCCAAGACTTTTACTGCAGTTTCACCTAAAGCAACTGCATCTGGTATCCATTTTGTTGACCTGTGTTGATTACAAGATCTACACTTGACATTACAAACGTTGCTGAGATTTACCTCTTGGCTTTGTAGACTGGGATTGGATTCAAAATCTATCCCTAGAAGCTTAGCCATATCAAAACTGAAAGTTCTCTGGCTAGCTCCTTTGATTTTTTCATTTGTTATGCACTTGTGACAAGATTCGCCAGGCTGCTGAGCTATAAAAGATAGTCTTAGATCTTCTAACCATTCACCCTCAAAGAAGCTGCTATGATCATAGCTAGGAATGCCTGGTCCCCACTGCGAACAGGGGTTAACACCGCCGTCGGTCAGCACATGTTGATGGAACCACGGCCATGCACAGAATGGACCGCTTTGCACGTTTTATCTCACGAATGCAGCAGCTATAGTAGGGCCAAGCGTGGGGTTTTTCGTCCATACCGGAAACGGATTGATACCCACGTATCCAAGCTGACTAGTTGGTAGGCGAATGCTGTTTATGGTAGCCATGAAGTCGTTCATGAGCACACCTTTTTGGAATAGATTGCCCACAGGCTCGCCTGTCTGACCAGAATAGTATGTGGCCATGTTAGCCAATACCTGTATCAGCTCGTCTGGCACACCCGGACCACCAAAGACACCAAGTGCCAGTTGATAGGCATTGGTACTCATGTTGGTTACGTATCTGGCCGGAGAATTAGACAACGCATAATTGGTGTAATCATTGCTAGACGGCAATGGTACACCTTTGGAATTGGCCCACTGATATGCACCACCCTGTTGCGTGCCCTGCAGTTGTCCGCTTTGAGTGGCTAATTGTTTTTGTATGTTGCTTTGGATGATATCTTTAGGACCGCTCATTAGTATACCTCGCCATCTAAATTTTCATTCTGATAAGGATATGCAACAGGAGGTGGCTCATTGTCGCTGGGATCGCCGCCGTATATACCGGGGTCATCAAGATAACCAAATCCGCTCACGGTATTATTGCTCAATGCTGCTGCTGTTGACAGATTAACTCCGAATTCAGGATCGGGAGCTGGCTGATAGTATGATTGATCATATCCAGTAAACACTCCGTATTGATCGTATGCGGGATTGCCAATTTCCAACGTCAAGCTCACTTGACCTTGTTGCACTCTGCGACGAGCGTACTCTATCTGCTGACGCTGTGTGAGATAGCGAGGGCCGTCTGGTCCATAATTGGAATTGAGCTGGTTATGATAACTGATGCGCAGGCTTGGTATCTGTTGTCCAGGAACTATGGTTGGTTGGGCATTCAGCTGAGCTGCATCATCTGGCACACCCGGACGATAACTCACTGTGCCGGTCACTGGGTCGTAGCTGCTGGAATAGTTTGCACCAACGGTTGTTAACACTCTTCCACCACCAAAATTGAAGGCTCCAAATGTGCCTAGCAGGTTATAAATGCCTGATCCAGTTACCTGAGTGAACTCCGTAGCCTCGTCAAACTGCACGTATTGTGGTATGTTAGGTAGCTGACCTTGTGGCAAGCCAGTCAATCCATAATTTTCTGGTATCGGGAAATTGCTTGGATTACCGCCGATAGTTGTTGCGCCGTCTCTTGGAGGAGTACCTGGTCCATACACAACGTCTGATGCAGCAGATGCGCTGACATATGATACTTGTCCTGCCGGCACGTTAAGATCAGTGCCAGGTTGGTATTTGTTTGAAGAAGCTATTATGGCTGTGTAATTTGCACCAGATACACCTGCAGCCGGCGGTGCAGCTGCTATAGGACTGGTTATGTTTGGTCGATCAGCAAAGATGCTTGGTTGATAATCCACTCCGCTAAGATTAGTTGGCCCCTGTGCCGTCGGTATTGGTGCCGGAGTGTAACTTGGCTCGATGTACGGAGAAGCAAAGAGTCCAAATTGTTCTGCCAGCTCTACGGTCAATGTTCCGGCATTATACTGAAGAGTTTCATATGTCAGCGTCATGCGAAAATCTTCAAGATCGCTGCTGCTGGTGTCGTGGTTTCCAAAATCAATGCTGCTTACTTTGGGATTCAAATATGTCGTAAGCGTATATTCGCTGCCGTAAAGTGCATAGATGTTTAACGCCGTAAAGAATTGTATTTGATTGACCAGCGGGCGCAATCCCCAGCCAGTGCTGTCATCAAAGGTTGGATCAACCACGCTGGTTCCCATGGTAGCAGCAGATTTATATCGTGCATCGCCAAAATAATAATTGAAATACTCAACCCACATTGTTAAAGGGGCGTTGTCTACCGTGTCATATATGGAGATGCTCACAGGCTTGTATTCTGTTTTAGTATAAGCATATCTCTTGCGATTATATTGGTTCAACTCACGTTGTTGTAGATCAATGTTAGGCTTGTCAATGGTCCTGATCTTGAAACTAACACCGCCTTGCCAGTTGCTGATCTTGTTTAGATTGCTAAACATGCTCAAAGCTTCTGGACTAACCTGGAAGTTGGCATAGAACATGTACTTGACCCTGGGGATCTGGTACATGGTTTGGCCAGGACTGTTGGCTCCAAAGAATACCGAAGCATATGAGGTATTTTTCAATATGGTTGCCATGCAGATATTTAGCCATGAAAAAGCCGCTGGTTTTTAGGCCAGCGGCTTGTTGATTAACCGTTTAGATTAACCGATTTGTGGTCCGAATCCAGTCTGTACAGGATCAGTTGTCATGATGTCCGGATCCTGTGTAGCGTTGTCATAACGTATTGTCAACGTGATCATCATTGATTCACTGTTGCTGTAATCAAACGTATCATAAGCTACTGTTTCTAGGTAGCAACCTTCCAGATACCAGTTTTCAAGCACACCGTCATTAGAACCATCAAGGGTTTCAATCTGCGTGTTGAACTTGTAGTTGATACCAGATAGGAATGATGTCTGGTTAAAGTGGTTCATCTGCTTCTGCAGCTGATAAGCAACCAAGGTGCTCACGCTGCTGCTGACGTCATCGCGTACAGTAATTTCAATGGTTTGCCATTCTGGCTTTTGTGCCACGTACATGATGTTGTTGTAGCTGTGTATTGGCGTGCTATTGTGCTGAATGCTAGGACGACCAGCTGTAGCCACCTGCACTGTGAGCTGCGTGGCTGCTCCTGGAGGTCCAAAACTCTGCATGCTCACACGGAATCGATACTTCAGCTTTGGCATTAGAATGCCGTTGCCGCTAACGCCCGGAACTATCGGAACGCCAAACTGGCTGAGTGTTGGGGTGAAGGCCATGTCCTAATCTCCTGTCTTGCAATAGTATTTATGCCTGACCGAGATTGATAATCTTAGGGGTTACAGCTTGCGCGATTTTGGAATCTTGCTGTCAGCACTGCTGACACAGGCGCTGCTGATACATGGCATCGGACTGTCAAAAAGCTTGAATCCTGTTTCTATATAACCCAGAGGTTTGTCACTGCAGCTGTAACTACGTTTGATAGCACCGTCGGGCTCTCGGATGATGATGCTGCGATACCCGCTCTCGCAGTCCCAGCCCTTGAAATTGTTGAAGTTGAACGCATTGAAACGTTCAGCTTGATCCATATACCATTTTTGTCCAGTATCATCTTCAAATTCCACCTGCATGATCTGCGGTACAGATGCATCATCCCCGTTATCGATGCTCATCCTCTGCATGCTCATCTTTGGCTTTGGTCGTTTCACCTTGCTCTTAACTGTTGTGAAATCGCGCTGCGGCATGCCATTATGCAGTGTAGCTAACTGTTCTGCAGTATAACCATCAACTACCTTGCTAGCAGTAGGGTCGCTCTGCGGTTTCAAAGTCACGTTTATCCCGCGGCTTAAGAAGTATTCTGCCTCAGCATAGAGCGTATCAAACCATTCTGGTACCATCACAGTGTTTACGGTAACCTGCACATCGCGCTCTTGAAGGAACACCAGCTTGTCTGCAAATTTCTCCGTATGAGCCTTGAGGTCACCTTGCTTGATTCCCTGCTCTCGATGCCAGCTAGCAGTGACGCTGACTCGATGTAGGTCTTTAGTAGCATCAACGTATTTCTCAAACCAACGCAGTCCCTGCGAGACGTTGCTGGTCATGTGTACGCTTTGATAATTGCAATTCTCAGTATCATTGGCATAGTGAGACAAAAGCTGTAGATAGTCTGGATATACGGTTGGTTCTCCGCCGCTGAAACTGAAATGAAAGCTGTTGTAACCTCGGTCGCGGCTCTGTCGTTTGATCTCATCCATGGTCAAGAGATTCAATTCTATTGGACGATAATCCTTGCTGTTGCTGCGTGCGTAAGGCCAACAATAGCTGCAGTTGTAATTGCAATACCTGCCAAGCAACCAACTCACAGCAAACATGTCTCTATACAGCAAGCTACGTTGGCCAAATTTCACTATCCTGTCAAAAGGTATCTTGGTAAAATCATAACTGCTCACTGCGTCATTCATGCCTGCACCTGTATAGGATCAATGCTTAGTTCGTTTATAGCAACACCGTTTGGTTGATCTACTACCCATTTAACATAGCTGGCGGCTAGATCAATGTCCATGCATGTACGATCTGGATGTTTGCTTTGGTTGTTGCTCAATGTCCCAAAGCTGATGTAGGACACTGTTGGACCTCCAGACCAAACTCCGGTTATATTAAGGCTGTTGCAATAGCTGCGCAGAGCCTTTTTCTCTTGTTGATATAACCAATCGCTGCCTTTGGTGGTCCTATCCGTGGTACTGCCTATGCAGACTATCTTAAGGTCATGCTTGGCTAACTTAGCAGCCTTATAGACAGTTTCCAAAACTAAGGTCTGGTGAAATTTCCATAATGCGCTGTTGTTTATGAACACATCATATTCAATGCACATGCGAGCTAGATCCTCAATGAGGTTAGATTTTGTGAGATCCCATCCATTGCTCCGGCTGACGAAGGTAGCATTAGGCCAAAGCGCATGCAATGATCCTGCCAATCCCTTGGTCGGGTTACCTGTTATCAATATCTTTGTCACAGATACCCTCTCAGTTCTGGCACTACGTCAATTATGTTTTGTCCGCGTATTTCATCTAGACGCTTGGTGTAAGAAACGAAACCATGCCAATTAGCGCCGTGATAATCTTGTGCATGCATATAACCTAAAACGCTATTCTT